CTCCTTGGATTCCCTGAGTTCCTTGAACTCCTTGAGTTCCTTGAACTCCTTGGATTCCCTGAGTTCCTTGAACTCCTTGGATTCCCTGAGTTCCTTGAACTCCTTGGATTCCCTGAGTTCCTTGAACGCCTTGGATTCCCTGAGTTCCTTGAACTCCTTGGATTCCCTGAGTTCCTTGAACTCCTTGAGTTCCTTGAACTCCTTGGATTCCCTGAGTTCCTTGAACTCCTTGGATTCCCTGAGTTCCTTGAACTCCTTGGATTCCCTGAGTTCCTTGAACTCCTTGGATTCCCTGAGTTCCTTGAACTCCTTGGATTCCCTGAGTTCCTTGAACTCCTTGGATACCTTGGATACCTTGGATACCTTGGATTCCCTGAGTTCCTTGAACTCCTTGGATACCTTGAATACCTTGGATACCTTGGACGCCTGGCGACCAAGATCTATTACCATTTACATCAGAAGATAAAAAATATTGTACTCCACTTAAAACATTAGATGGAGCCCCTAAATTTGGTTCAGCTTGATCTACTCCGAGATATTCGTATCTATCTGAAGTAATTTCTTGTAGAGATTTTAATTTTACTCTACGACTTAATAATTCTGCCATTTTATCAAGCTGCTGATGTCTCTAATATACTTGCTAAAAATTTTAAATCAGTTGCAGAATCTCCAATAATTTTTACACTATGAGATGCTTCTAATACTAATTTACCAGTTAATAAATTTAGTGTATCGTTGGGGGGAATCGTGTAGTTATAAACTATTTCAGTATCAGTAGTTCCATCACTATGTATAAATGTAACCGTGTGATTTGCATTACCAATATTTGTTACTTGTCCCATCAAAAATACTGCCTTAAATCCAATCGGACAGGTGTATATTTGCTGTAGATTAGTATCGACAACATTTGTAATAGTTCTGAAATTATTTAATGGTAATGCCATCGTATTAGGTTAGTAAATTAAGTAAGTGCTAAAAGTATTGGAGTTATTGAACTAAATAAACTTTTTTCAAATGCTTCTCCTGATATTGTTCCTGTATTTTGATTGATTGTAATACCTTCACCGATACTAAAATTGCCTAAATGATTAGTACTGGTAAAAGCAACTTTACCACCATTCAATTCCACTACTTCATTTTCTATTTTTGGTTTACCACCTCTTGCTGGTCGAGCTTTTGAAATCTCTGTTCCAGAACCAACATACTCAAAACAGTGCGAGTTAGCAATAATTTTGGATACTTGGTAGAAGTATACAGTGCCACCGTTCAAAATTTCAAATGGAATATCGCCATCAAAAACAATTGAATATATTCCATTTCCAATATTACTTGAATTTGAAATAGTGTAGTAAGAAGGATAAACACCAGATACAGCAGTAGCGGGTATAGTTGGATTACCTCCAACTATAGACACATTTGGAATCTGTATAAACTGAGATCCAGAAGATACTACAGTAATTGATTTAATTTTTCCATTTTCAATATTTGGTATTGCTTTAGCTTCAATACCATTAGGTCCAGTTGGCGAATCAATAACAATAGTTGGGGGATTATTTGGATCATATCCATCACCCTCATTAACTATATTTATTTGTTTAATAAACAAATATGGATTTCCGCCATTATTAAATGATACTACTTGACCAACATATGGTTCGTTATAATCAAAATTTTGAACTAAAATTTGATTAGAATTGGATAAATAATTGCCAACAACTGTAGAAGTATATTGTAGTGGACTTCTGCCATCTGCTATTAATCCATAATTGCCGAAGTCTGTATTACTATTTGTTATACTACATGTAGCACCAGAAGAAACATATACTGCTCTATCACAGCAAATTTCAAAAATAGAAACTAATTGAGCATAACCATCATTTACAATAATAATACCATCACCACCTTGATTATATTGTGTATATGAATCTAGAACAAAACTCTTAGTTCCAGAAGCATAATGCCCATCAACAAACAAACCATTTCCTGTTGTAGTTATACTACTGCAATTTTGAACATATGGACTTTTTGTAATAATTCCAGCATCACCAATATAATTAATAAATGTTACCTCAGTATCTACATCCGAAACATTTGCTCCACTTAATGTTAATATTGTGCCATTAATTGATGAAATAACTGCTCCAGTAGAAATATTATCACCGTAGACGTGCATTCCCTCCGTTAACCCCAAAGAGTCCGAAACTTCAATCTCATATGAATTAGATGCCCCAATACATTCTTTAGTTACGGGATCTCCAAATTGGACTTTTGGAAACGAGCAAGCTGACTGTCCGCTCAAGTGCCCAGAAAAGGTAACTCCTGTAATATAACTACCGTTATTTAAATAAAATATATCTTTATTTAAATTTGATGGAATTATAGTAACTTGTCTAAGATTGTCGCCAACAATTCCAGTATTTGGTGGAAGGACAATTGGATTATTTTCAGTATAGATTCCTGATTTAACAACTATTGTTGTTTTAAAACTTGGTGCCTGTTGAATAGCTACTCCTGGTCCATTTTCTAATATATCAATTATGATCATCATATAGTTGGAAATAGATGATGCTACATCAGCACAGACTGGATTTTCTCCATCAATGATAACAGACTCATCGGAATACAGTGGAGTTGATGAATATTCTGGAGAATATTTTGGACCGCTACTACCACTTAAATACCAATTTCGCATAGCAAGAATCATCAAATCTCTTGCTTTGTTAAATGCCGCAATTGTCTCATCAAATTCCCCAATAATATAATTGAGAGAAGTTCCTTCATAATATGATAATGCTGCTTCAATGCAATTAATATTACCACCATTTTTTAGATCAGATGCAACTGCATCAACAATATATCCCAAATCTCTTTTGCACTTTTCTGTATTAAAAGTAATTAGAGGATATTGATTTTGTACCCATCCTAAAGTTTCTTCTTGAATAAATTTTTTATTGACCAAGATTAACCTAGAAGCATCTTGCAACTTTCCAAGAAATCCAGAATTTGCTGCCAATAAAGCAGATTTAATAGTTGCTTTTGCTGTTTGTGGACTTAAACCATCATTATTATCATCACCATCTTTTGTTACCCACAATAAATTTGTTATTGATTGAGTCTTCCATACAATTCCACTATTAGTAGAATGCAAAACTTGACCAGGAGTTCCAGAAGAATCTAATGAATCATATAAATCTCTATCTATTTTTAAATCGTTTAAAGATTTTGTGCCTTCTGAAACATCATACAAGTCTTGAGCAATGAGATTAATCTCTTGACGCTGTTGCTCTAGTGTATTTGTTTTAAAAACTTGTCTAAGTTGTAATGCCATTTTTTGATAATAATTTTTTGACGTAGAAATTTATTGTGGCATAATCTCGCTATTTTAAATATTTATAAGTAAATTTTTCAATTAGTGTTATTTCTTAGATATTTCTCGTAAAAGATTTTTAATTTCTGATAATTCACTTTTTAGAATATCCACATCTTCTTGTAGATTTTTTATTATACTACCAGCAGATTTAGATTTTCTAGTATTCTCAAATAAACTTTTATCGGTATTTATTACAGCACCAGTCACGTTATCACGATACAAGTCATCGTGACCATAAACTTTAGAATAATTATTCATCAGAATGCCGCTATAATTCTAGCGTCTTGAATTTTTGGAATGTATGATGGATTTGAAGACTTCATAACAATCTTGACAGCAAATGAAGCAAACTCATTTAGATTTGAAACACTATACTTATGCTCTTTATATGATGATTGCCTCTCAAATAATCCAGAAATTGCAGAATCATTAGATGGAGTCACAGTATTATCTGGCAATCCATTACCGTTAAATGGAATCCATTCGATGTCATCAAAGATAGATTGTGAATTTACTGGTTTTGTCTTGTAGTAAATCTCTACGTCATTTTCTTCAAATAGATTTGCTGTAGTTCTCACTTCAATAGTTGTTGCTGGATTTGCTAAAGTGATTTCTTTAGTTACATATTTTGCAACAGAAGAACTATTCTTGGAATTAATATCAGAAGTGTATAACACACCACTACTATATTCAATGGAAGAAACTTCAACAAAACCAGGAACAGACTCGTTAGTGTCTGTTAAATTTTGTGGCTCAATTTGTTGATGCCATAGATTATCATTGACTCTAATAATATCTGGAAGTTGATTCGCCCCTTCGTCAGAAGAATTTCTGGCATAAGGACCAGCAGCTGCAGAGAAGTAATTGCCATTTTGTGGAGCTTTTTCTTCTAATACATATAACTTCTTATTTTTATCATCCCATCTAATAATCTTTGCATAAATTTGATTTGCGAAGGTATCGGAAAGATTTTCCTGATATACTTCTACATTGGTGTCTGGAGTGAAATCAAATTCAACTTCAGAAATTCCTGAAGGTGATACTGCTACACCACTAAACGATTGAATGCCAAATGTTAGAGTTTCTCCAGCAGCAAATAAACTAGAATTCTTCATCTTGGTGTAGATGAGAGAACCAACAACTTTAATAATTTCACCTCTTGATTTGGTTGTATCACCAACCACAGATTGTCCCGCAGTTGGTAATATTGGAGATCCATCAGAGTTTGTTGGCAAATTGGTTACGTTAAATTTGTAAACAGGATAGAAATTCAATACCTTGTATCTTCTTCCATAACGAGTTTCATTTCCATAACCTTTCTCCACGATATTGCTAATAACTTTCACTGAAGAGCTTCTTAAATCAATTACTGGAGAAAGATTATCTCTGGTAGTAGAGATTGTAAACTTATATTTCAGCGATTCGTCAATATTATTTTTCAATTCATTAAATGTAGATGCTATTACCTTTTGGTTGGTAAAGTATTGCTCTTCATTTAAGAAAGCAGTTTCATAATCAGAAATCTGATATGATGAATAATTTTCGCCAGGAGAATCAACTGGAATGATATTTGTAGTTCTTACTTCTACATTGAATGGAGTTTCAGTAAATGATAGATATGAAACGGAAGGATATAGTCTTTCATACTTTCTATTGTAAGAAGCAAATATTCCATTTCCACCGCCAGAGGTTGTTGACCCAGCACCAAATGTGGATGTGATATTGTAGAAATTCACACCCGAATTGGAAACTTGGAATAAGTTGGAATTGAAGTAATCTGCTTCAATTCCACCAACTCCAGATACATTTTTAAATGTTACATAAGATTTGCTAGAATCCTCAAATCCATTGTTTGGATGATTTATCTTAATAATTCTATTATTATTTTTGAATAAAGGTGATGTTGCACTATCATTAGAGGAAGCATCAGTTTCTATTGAATTTGCTGATAGCAATTCATAACCCAAATCTTCATTAGTTAACTCAACTGTTGCTGGTCTGTTGACAGCAAAAACAGCTCGATTGAGAGTAAATTTAATGTCTTGATTTAAATCTTCGGACCATGTATCTACGTTTTGTGATCTAAAGACAGACCCTAAAAGTGGTTGTTGAGTAATGACTTCCGACGTAGCAATATCATTTTCACCTAATCTAGAAGACCATACTCTATAATCAATAGAATCTGTTTCTATGCAAAGAGTGTAGTCAGTGTTGTTTAGTAGATAAATTGGATAATCAAATGTAAATCTAGTTGGGGATGTTGAATCTGCAATCTCACCATCCTGTGGGTCTACTGATACACCCATTCTAACTGCAGGTGTATCAATTTGTAAAATTGGCTCTAATACTGCTTCTCTACTAATAGAACCGTTTGGTCTGAGAATAATGGAAGGAGTATCAGTATAACCAGAACCACCTAAAAGAATATTTGCCTCGTAAACTTCACCATTGCTAATTAATACATTACCAATAGCACTACTGCCACCAGGAAGTTGAGGACTTTGAATAATCAATGTTGCTGATTCATAACCATCGCCAAAATCAACAATCTTAATTCCAGATATTCTGCCAGAATCTTTAGCGATAGTAACAGTCAAGTTACTGTTATCTAAAGCATTTCTTTTAACAACAGATGGAATGATTAGATTTTCATTCTGTAAAAATTCTTGTCCATTTTGACTGATGTAATTTGAAATAACTAGTTTATAAACTTGGTCATTTGCAAGAGTTACAGTCCTTTGAATCGTTGGGACTAATTCATTATCATTACTATCAAATACAGTTTTAATAACACCTCTAACACCAGAACTTGCTCCAGAGATAGTTTCATCAAGAGTTAAAACTACATTGCCATTAGTAAATATTCTGAGATATGTATCTGTTGATTTAACAACCTCTGTGCCAGGAATAATATGATTTCCAGGAGTGCCACTATTAGTATCTGTTAGATATACTCTAATTGGTAGAGTTTCACTCTTCTGGGCAAAGAATAAATCAACTCCAGTTAAGAATACTCCGCCATCATAATTTTCAATACGGAATGTTTGTGATAGTGGGTTGGGTCTTGCTTGCGTAGAAGCATTGTCAATAAATTGAATACCTTCCGCAGACTTTAAGAATGATGGAATAGTTGAAATAATAGATGCTGGTTGACTTGGAAATACACCAGTGCAGAAATATTTGCTTTCTGCGAAACTATCTACTCTGTTATCGTTAGTATCCTCACTACTTGTAGTAAATCTGATTGTCTTTACGCCAGTGGTGAAGTTTAACTCTAGTGATCCATCTAGTGATATATCATCAATGCTGCCGCTCCAAGATGCCCCTTGGACTGGTGCGAAACCAGCTGGGAATACTAATACACCACTAGCATCGCCATTAGCGTCTGTAATGATTGCACTGCCATCTTCATTAGCACCAAATACTCCAACTGAGTTATCTGGAATACCAGTGAATCTAGTATCTTGTGCTACCCAGCGACCAACATTTCTTCCATCAATAAATGCATAAAACTTAGTATCTGGCTTGAGTCTTCTTAACACAAACTTGATTGCTCTTGACCTAGCAAATAATTGTATTGATGTTGCTACGGTTACATTACCATTATTGACTGTTTGAATTCCTTTTCCAATTTCATTATTCTGAGGACTGATATTAGAGCTGGTAGAAATTGTCGCAGAAGAAATGCTAGTATTTGTATCACTGGTAATATCATTAAGTGATGATACATTATAGAAAGTTCTATTCGTGCCAACCCAGTTTGTTAGGTAGAAATTATTTAAACTATTAAAACCTTCAGATGATTCTGATTTTGATACAAATACCGAGAATACCTTAGTATCATTGTTTAAGATTACTGGTTTTTTATCTGTGTCATACCAATGATCTACAGAAGGACTAATAGACAAATCACCAACATATTGCACAACCACAAATGGATTTGGATTTATAGGGGAAGTTGCATATGGATTTGAAATAGCAGATACACTAGTATAAGGCAGTGTAATTACGTCACCAGTTTTCTGATATCCATCGAGAGTTCTTTCTTGCTTGGTGTTATTAATTTCTACAAGAGAATAAGAATTTTCTACCGATTGAGGTCTTAAAATAGACTGCTGTGTATCGATAGCGCACTTGTAATCTAGAGAAGTTAAGTTACCTACACCATGATTCTCAAAGTTATCAACAACAATACCAGACTTAAATCTGTCTAGTCCAATATCATCCTTAATTTGTGTATTGAAAGTTTGTTGCTCTAAAATACTAAGAGTTGTGTAATACTCAAGACGCTCAATACGCTTCTCAAGTTTACCAATATCTCTCATTGTATATCTACGATTATCAACAGGAGTTACACGAATGTCCTGAGGATTATTTGTATATGCTGGGATATACAAATAATATAGAGGGATTGCATCATCAGGAGATTCTGGCTTGGAAGGATTCAAGGATGAATTTCCATTCTTGACCACAAAATTGCCAGAAGAATTTAAGAATACGCCATCAATTCTATCTAGGTATTGCTTACTGGTAAATACAAACGAATAATCTAAGTTGCTATCGTGTGCTGGTGTTGCAGAAGGAATACCACCAGACCCGTTGAAGCTAATTGTATTATTTGATTCTAGAATAGTCTTATTTTGGAATCCAGTAATGATTGTGTTGACATCCACTTTAGGACGAAAATCAATAACGTCTCTTAGAGAAACTTTTCCGAGAGATGGTGAGTTGAATGATGGAATATCATTTACTGGTGTGCCTGTGAGTGTATAAGAATCGACAATAGAGAAATCTCCTTGTGAATGCTCAAAGAAATTGAATACGATTACTAGCTGTCCAACAGGTGCATCGAATCCTGGTTTTAAAACCAATCTAGAAACGTCATATAGAGTATCTCTTTGACCATCATCAAAAGTAAATCTCTCAGTTACATCAAATCCCTCAATAACATTATTTTGGTCATCTAATACTGGTGGATTTGAAATAGACCCTTCAAATACTCTAATATCTGTGCCATACTCACCAAAGCAATCTGAATACGAAATAATATCTGCGGTTTGTTCGTCATAATCATATCCTCTAAATGGAATGACCTTATCACCAACAGATGTTACTACAATTCTCTTATTTCTAATTGCAGTCTTAGTTTTAGCAGATGCTTTTGTAATTTCAATAGTAGCAGTAAGTTTCAATACTACATTAGAAGCAGAAGATGCATCATTTCTAAACGTTAAATTGTCTAAACTAATCGAAACCCCACCAGAAGATAATTCTGTTACTTGATCTGCAGTGATAAACATTATATCACCATTTTCAAGACCAGTGTTTGAGTTACCTTTGTCTAGGATTGTTAGAATGAAATTACTTTCAGTAAATCCAATAAATCTCTGTGTGCCGAACTTTAATTGAGCCGAGAAAGTAATCTGACCACCAGAAGTAGAAGAAGTGGTTATAAAATCTCTTCTTACATAATATGTAAAGTTAGTGTCATCACTATCCTTAATTAATGAGCTTACTGATTTAAATCCTACTGGATAAATCAGAGAAGGATTAGATACAGTATCAATCTTTGTGCGCTTTCTAACTACTACAGAATCATTTACATCTTCTTGTAGTGCAGTATCTAAGTAGATTAGAGATCTTGAAATACCAGATGGTTTTGTTATATACTCTACGATATTTCTTCTTACAACACCAGTGGAGTCAACATACTGAATAACATCTCCAGCAAGTAAATCAACACTAGCATCTCCAGAGAATGCTAAACAAGTTAGATACTTTCTTCCTTTTGCGCCAGAGAAAGTAAAATTAGTGACATTTTTACTTAGAGTGAATTCATCGTTAAATGTATCTACGTCACAACTAAATGAGTTGCTTCCGCCTTCACCAAATTCGCAATAGATTGATTTTACATTCTCATTAGAATAGTTGACAATAGTATCTTTAAATAAAACTGGTTTAACAACAGCAGAATTCGACACAGGTGTAGCGGAATCAAAGTTTACTACTACGTCAGGTGGTGAAGCATATTCTTCCGAAAGATTTCTTCTGTCTTTGATATCGATAGAAATAACATTGCCAGCAACAATCTGAGGTTTGGCAACAGACACATCAACCAATTTACCATTAATAGACAATGGATTTGTTCTAACTTCGGTTGTTGTCTGAGTATATTCAGATCCTCTCTTAGTAACTACAAAATGAGAGATAGTATTTTCTTTTGCAATTTTTAAAGTATTGCCACCTTCATCAGTAATTGTTTCTCCAGAAACAAAATTACCAGATAATACTCTTACAAAAATTTCATTGGAAGAGCTAAAGCTTGAATCTGCAGATCCTTCAATTACTGCATAAGCACCACTTTGAGTGCCAGTGACATATTGACCAGATGAGAATCCTGCTACAATCTTACTTTCAGTGATTAATTTAGTAAAGAAAATAGGATTGAAATATTCTAGTTTAAATACTGAATTATATGTAGAGTTTCCAGATTCATCTCTACCTTTTGATAATACTTTATCTGTATCTTGATTAAAACCAAATCCTCTCTTTACGAGGGAGAAATTCTTTGGTTTTGCAATACCAATAACAGGAGTAATAGTTTTACTATAGTCAACTACTTCCCCAAAAGGAAGAATTCTATTTCCTTGTGAAATAGGAACAGTTAAAACAATTTGTCCGCTTGCCGCCGATAGAGGATCTTCTTGAATCTGATACTCAAAGAATCTAGCAGTAACATTTGATAATACAGTGCCAGTGGTTGTATTATATGCATCAGGAATAGCACCAGAAATCTTAATAGTATTTCCAGCAACTAAACCATGATCAGTAACAGTGGTTACTTTTGCAATATAATTGTTTATTCCATTAACTACTCTAATTTCATATTCAATCGACTCTACTTGCACTTGAGTGCCAGACTCTTGCCAGTAATAATTTTGTGCTCTAAATGCACCATCATCAATTGGACTATTAATAGACCTGTAAAATACTTGTCTTCTCTTAACATCTGTTGTTACAGAAGTATCTGATAAAGCTGCAGGAATAAAGTCTGCATTATCATATTCTAAAAACTTATCAACTAAATCTCTCTTATTTCCTAAAATGGTTAATTCTAAATAAATTTCCCCACCAATATCATCTACTCTAGATAATTGTGAATATGCAATAACTTCTACATAATCAACTGTAGTTGCGGCTAGTGTTTCTCCTAAATTTGCAACGTAGTATAGTTTTTGACCAAGAATAGAACTATAGTCATTAGCTGGAGATTTTGCCTTAACGTAAATGGTCTTAACAGCATAGTCGTGAAGTAAATTAGTTTTACTTATAGACTTAAGTGGTAAACCTCTACGTAGTGAAGTTTTGCGCGAATTATATTCTCCATTGTATCCTAAGTATCCATCATTAAATAATGAAGAGAAATACAATGTTGGATATGAAGTTAACTCGCTACCTTCTGAGTTCAGAGGAATAGAGTTATAAACATTAGTTACATTAAAAGAAGGCAATCCATATGTTTTAATACGATTGTTTTCTTTTTCTAGAGTATCTCTCGCTTTATCTACTTCTACATACTTAGTTTCTTTATTTACAATTTCATATCCTCTGACGTATGCTTTACCAGATCCAAGACCAGCTACTAGTTTTGCTTCTGCTTCTTCAGTTGATAAACCATTGACAGTATCATCTACTCTAAGAGGATATAAACCTTGATTCCCATTTCTCTGCCAGTATTCTCTTAAATCAATGGGGAAATTATCTACTACATAGTCACCAGATTCATCATAAGTTCTTCTTGCTAGAGTTTCTTCAATTAAATTATATTCTTTCTTAGTTACTTTTTTCTGGACTACTCCCAGCTTAATAGTAAGTAACTCAATAAAGTTATCATCAGTAACTTCATCTAAAGAATAATTTACTAAATTCAAATTAATCTGCAATCTATGCGCCCCAGGAGCACTGAAATTAGAAAACCCTCTGGCATTATCGTAGAGAGTAACATCTTTTTCTGGGGTAATTATTTCTTCTTCAATTAAGAAGCCAATTTTAGTGGATGGTTGTGAATAATACTTATCTACTATTAAAATTTGTTTCTCATTTTGCACAAAAAATCCATTGACAAAATAAATGCCAGTTTCTACCTGTAAAGCAGAAGCAAATCCCATAGCAGGACTATCAATTCTAGTTGCTTCTAGAGTATCTGGATTAATACTAATTACGCCTGATGGCAGAGAGCTTCCATCGGTGCCAACTACTAGAATAGGACTGTTTTGAATATTTGCTTCTAACTCTTCGCCTTGTCTGAAAGTATTTTCACTGCTATCGCCACCACTTAAGTAATTGACATAGATAATATCCGATTCAGTTTCTGAAGCATAATCTGCTTCTATAACTACTGCTTTAACACCAGAAGTAAGACCAGTTAATGTTAATCCAATTAAATTTCTGATGTCATACTTTCTGAATAGAATTTCACCACCTACATTTTCAGCTACTTCAGAAATAGATGCCAGTTTAACATAATTTAGTCTATTGTTAAATGAAATTTCACCTGGAATTACTTGCTGACCTTGTTTAAATTGATACTTTCCAAATTGCTCAATCTGATTCTGTAAAATCGATTGTAAAGCATTTAACTCTCTAGTCTGAATAGAGTATCCAGGTCTAAAAAGCACTTTATAAAAATTTTTAGACGCTTCAAAATCGTCGTTATATTCTTTAGTGTTTAGATTAATCTTTTGTGGCATTTCTATTCAGGGAAAAGTTAAATTATGAAATAAAGAATAATTATAAGTATATCAGAATTCAATAACTAGCTTAATATCTTCAATCTGATCTGGTGCTCTGGTAATAAGTCTACGGTTTTCGATATAAACAATATCCCCAGTATATTTCGCTACTTCTGGACTTGCCATACCATTTGTAAATGTTAATCCAAGTAGGGGAATAACAGGACCACCAGTTGTATACGTAGTTTCTACAGTACCCTCAATTAAAGAAGTTTGTCCTTTTACTAGTTTTGCTGCATCAGAAACAAAATCTTTAACTACACCATTATCAGTATGGAGATGAGGTGATTGGAAATACTTCAATACTCCAGATGAAGGAGTTTGTCCAGCTGGAACTTCATCCCATACCCAAGAAACTACTGTGCCAATTGCAAATTCTCCAGTAGCAATTTCCTGTTTGATAATTTCATCGACTTGGAATGGACCACTAACATTATTCAACTTAAGTGCATATAAAGCACTTACAGTTTCTTGTGTAGCAAATTCAGTTGATGGAGCTGGCAGTCTAGGATTTTTGATAATGCCGATTCTTCTAAAATCATTATCAACTGGGAAGTCTCCCTGTCCTTCTGCATAAGTTAGGCGAATATTCGCCATAATTCTTTTTGCTGATAGTTCTGTAATAGGATCTGATCCGTGACCGCCAGTAGGAGGAATGATAACTTTGATAGATCCAAAAGCATTAGGTGAAATATTAGTAAATGGATTGCTTAAATCTGGATTTTGATAAACAAAATTATTCTTTAGTAAAATATTACCATAAGTATATCCAGATCCAGTAATATTTACTCTAGCACCAGTTGAATCACATAAGTAAACTTTACTGATAGTATTAGTATTAGTTGTCTCGATGCAAACTAAACCACCAGTGCCATCTCCTAAAATAGGAGCATATAAAACTTCACTCGCTGGAAGATCACCTCCCGCAGAGGTTAAAACAACTGCACTAATAGATCCTGCCTGAGATGCTGCCAAACTCTTAACAGTAACATCATCTACAATTGGCATAAAATCGGTTGATACGAATCTCAATACATCATTTGTTGAGATAGTATACATATACTTCCAAACATAACCATTTTCTACATCTGGATATTCTGTGAAAATGCCAGTAGCAGAATCATAAGCACCTTGCCCAGAAGGTCCAGGAGTTCTAGTTGGTTCTAGTGAAGCATTGATGCCTGTTGGATGTGCTTCACTAGTACCATTTTGGAGACACTTAAATACTTCGTAGTTATTATTAACTACATAATATCTTGCATTTAAAAGGTTCTGAGAAGGACTAGCAGGACCAGCACCATCTGGGTCTACAGATGCTGGTCTAGCATACGAATAGTCTGGTCTCCACATATCGAATTTTGGATTCAATGTGGGATTCCAATTATATCTTCTTGTTACTGCTCTTACTTGATCAGAGGTGATTCTCTTCATAGCAATCATGTCATCATGAATGCTATAATCTTCTTCTTGATTATCTGCTGGTCTTACAGGAATTTCATCCGTTGCATAACGATATATGGCAGCGTTTGCAATAGCGTTTGAAGTGTTTCCTCTGATTTGGTTACCGATACCAGGAACTGAAGAAATATTTGGGAAAACATTCGATAATAGAAGACTGTTTGGATAAACAGCCTCTACAGTTGCTCGGAAAGAAGAGTTGGATAAAGTAATACCAGAACCAGTTACATATACTTGCTCACCAACTTGGAATGTCCCAACAGTGGAATAAATTTCGAGGTAAGCATTCCACTTTTGTGGACGCCCAACAAAGAAATATGATTTTGTTCTTTCGTCAGAAGTTGCTTCAGTGCCTGTGCTACCTTCAGATAAAGATTCTAAAAATTGCTTAGCATTAAAGATTCTGAATTTTTCAGAAATGATGGCTGCCATAGTTTTCCCTTTTTGTTATTTCTGGTAATTCCGAGTTATTTATATTTATACTGTTTAGACCAAACTTCTTAAGTAATCACCTGCATTATGTGTCTGTGGTTTAGTGCCTTCCTGCCCTCTAGAAACTCCTGTAAAACGGTCAGATAACTTCGATGTGTAACTTACAACTTCATTACCAATTAATAATTTACCCTCATCTGGGAACATCGAAGTATCTGGAATATAAACAATACTATCAGTTTCCGAAAGAGAGCTATCTAAAATAGCACCATATTCATTAATAGATGGACAAGTAAGTTGCCAAATAGCACCACTTGCACTCAAAAAAGTAAAACTTCTGTCATCAAAATCACTAATAGTAACAGTAGGATAGTAAACATCCAACATCCCTAAAGTATATTCACTTACATTAGCAACTCCTAAATCATCAATGAATTTGTATACTTCAAATGTCTCAAATCTATTACCAAGACGAGGGAATATATACTTATTTTCATCAACATTATTACTATAAATATCGACGGCTCCAAAATCTGTAATGACAGATACGGTCTTCAATAAAGATTCGATAGTTGCTTTTGCAGGTGGGAGGAAGAATTGGGAAACTATATCATAACTTACATTACTTATAGACACTACTTCAGGAGCATCTAACGTCAATATTGAAGTTATATTTCTGTTAGATTCTTTCAGTGTAACCTCTTTTTCTGGCGGTGTTACAATAATAGTGGGTCTTGTAACATCATGAATTACTCTTACATCAGAAACAGTTTGAATTTCTGGTAATTCAGAAGGAGTTTTGATTACAGTAATAACTCTACTGATATTACTATCTAAAAATATTTTGGGTGATAATACTAAATCAATTCTGCTTTCAATTATCTTTTGTGGTGATTTGAGAATATTAAATCCTCTAGTAACATAAACTTTCGGAGGAGTTAAATAACCAGAACCAGAATTAGTTAATACAACATCAATAATTTCGCCATTATTCATTACAACGAAACCATCAGCTCCTCCGCCAGAGACTGGCCCTATAATATTTCCATATGTGTCACGTAGAGGTTGAGGGACAAATACTAATTGCGGTGACACATCATATCCATAAGCATTTGGTTGTATAGATGCTCCCTTAAAGATGATGACAGATTCGTTTTTATTAATGACTGTAATCGTATCTCCATTTCTTAATTCCACATTATTCGGGAAATCTACATCTAAACCCCCATTTCTGGTTAAAATAGTTTTTGGACTAATAATTCCAGTAGTTATTCTTTGAGCATAATTTTTGTAGTTTCTATTATTCCATCTCAAATTAGTAACTTTTCCATTAGTTACATCAGCAACAACACTCAATCCAATACCATCATTGATACCATTATATTCGGTTACTCCAACTAAACCATAATGGTTATTTTCAATTAAATCTTCACTTCTATGACCTAGTTTCTTTAATACTTTTGGTATTGAAGTGATTCTCCTATAATTTCTTTCACCATCTACTTTAACTAAATCATTTATATCTAATCTATTGACATATTTTGGAGAAAGTTCTGTGCCATCCATCCACGGAGACTTTGTTTTAAATACTAATTGATTTCTTTCATCATCTTCAACATAATCTGTGATAGAAGTAATCTCTGATGGTTGAATAGTAAATTCTGTAACATCTTTTTTGTATGATGTCAACTTAATAGATTTTGTTGCATCAAACTTATAATTTTGCTGATAAAAAATAATTTCTAAAGTTTGATTGCCGAGAGAATCTGTGTTACCAAAACAATTTAATATTTCTCCAACAGATTCCCATCCAGAGAAAGAATTGCCCTGATAAACAGTATCGTATTGCGATAATTGCAATAATTGAGTATTTGTAATTAATACAGAAGAGATTAAATGAATTTTATTGAAGAATTTGTTATTTTCAAAATTATAAAATGTTAGTTTTTTCTCTGTTTCTCTTCCGTAAAGATAAAGAATATTAATTTTTTGTCCAGGTCTTGGTGCTTCAGTGAAATAAATTTCAGACCCATTTATCGTATAAGCTCTATTTCTTATCTGAAGAATGCCTTCAATGAATACTAAAATAGTTCTGTCATTATCAACATTTACTGTCCTATTACCAAATACAGTTTTGAGTAAAAATGGACCTTTTCTAACGCCATCATATAATCTTTCTTCTAATTGTAGTCTTTCATAATTAGATACTGTATATGCAAAAAACTTACTTCTATTATCCGCATCGAGCTTTCTTGGGGCATCAACAAAGACAATTTGATTTGGTGTTACTGTTCTATCAATATAATATGATGAAGTAGCGGGAAGAAGTGGCGTTACCTTATTTTCTTGTAATACACCGTCTAAAGACACAATAAGATTTTCTTTAGCATCTAATACTACTTCAGTGCCATCTTCATAGTATAGTGGGAATCTTGTAGATACGTTATCAAAATTATTTTCAATAGTTGCAATTTTTTTGAAATACCTACTATTCAATTCGTCATTTTTAAAACGAATCATTCTACCAACGAATCTTTGTGCCTCTACGACTTGACCATTGGCAAATCTTTGACCTAATGGAGATCTAGAGAATGTTAACGTAGATCCAGATACAGTAAACGATTTACCAGGCTCTTGTAAAATACCATCTAGTGTAATAATTAAATTATTGACATTTGCCACATTTAATGTGCCAAAACCAGGCAAAATCATATTAAATGATGTTCTTCCTACAATATTTCCTGCTTCGTCAAAATCACCATCAAAATCTTGGAGTAATTCAAACTGATATGACAACATTTCTGATGTGTCAATACTAGTAGAGAATACACTACCTTTACCTCTTCTAATATTAGTATCCTGTACTTGGACCACACTTTGTGTAATGGTCCTTCTAGTATTTTCAATTGTTACTCTATTAGTAGTTTCATCCCATAGCTCTAAAATAGTAACATTAGAAGTTATTCTCTGGGTAGCAGGCATTACTGTTTTTGCCTCTGCTTCCACAGAAACTTCTCCAAACATTTTAAAACCTGCTGGATGAACAGTTTGCTCTACCAATTTCCTCCAAATATTAATTGGAGATTTTGATTTTACGACATACGAGTAATCTTGATAGAAGTATGAATCTGCTATCTTCTGTGAAGAATTTGATGTCTTTCCTCTATCAGTGTCAAAATATCCTTGATTGTCATAATATGATTTAATAATAGGAGTAAACAGTGAAAAGAAAATACCAGTAACTGTTGCTGATTTTTTCTTGAGATTGCCAGTTATTTGCAATCCAGACTTAAATTCACCAACAACATCAATAACTTTTATATAATTAGTTTTTCTGATATATCCATCAGACGCAATTTTTCCTTCTGCAATTAAAAATCCATTTTCAAATTGTCTAATTATCTCTCCATTTAAGAAGACATCTTCATCAAAATTCTTTATAGTTAAAATTTGATGGGATGAATATTTTGATGAGATAGAATTATCATTATAGAAATTGGACCCATTCATCAATACTTTAATATTTTTTGGTATTCCGATATTCTTACTTTCGAGATAAATCTTGACATCAGATTCAATCACATACATTAATGGTTTTTCATTGAAAACAATATCAGTACGATCTGGTATAATAGCTATAATTTCTCCAAAATTTCCTTTAACAACATTAAACTTGGGAAGAATATTTGACGATGATTGTAATACGACTATTGGTTTAGAGTAATTTTTTCCAGCAATGTCGATAGACACAGATAATAATCTGCCTTCTCTCTCATCATAGTTTAATTTCGGAATACACTCAAATTCTCTATTTGGTTTTACTCCAATAACAGTTGGTATTTTCTTATAAGATTTTCCACCATTGGAAATTTTAACAGAAGAAATTTTTCCTATTGCAAACAATGATTCTGTGGTGTAACTAAAATCACCAGTGCCATCATAATCTGGTTTTCTGTCTAATTTATACGCAAAAGAATATTTTGAAACATAATCAACCGACTTGTCTCCCTGCAATGGGTCTTCTACAAGTTGCAAGTAAGAATTATCAGAATTGATGATTGCAGATTTGTCAAAGTAATAAAAGTTGGCATAATCAGATGCCTTTTTCTCAGTAAAATTATTAGAAGGAGAAAATGCTCCAAATCCTAACTTAATGTCAACAAAAGATGTAGATGCATCTCCAGATCCAGGTAGTGATGTGCCAGACTTAGATTCTACTGTGATAATATTATTATTTCTGCTAGGAGAAAACTCCAAGAATGACCCAGACATAGATGGGTGTGATGTAATGAATCTATATCTGTAATAATTTTGTATTTCTATGATTGGATTTCTGATCCAAGGTCCATTGTCGTTGAAATAAGAAAATTCAAATCTGTAATCTGCTTCATCAACAATAGAATCAATTCTCACTAATTTAAGAGGATTACTCGCGTCAAAGAAAGAAGAATTGAAGTTTAATTTATTGATAGTCTCTAGGGTTTGAGAAGTTTCAAAAACTACAGTGAGAAGTTGTTTTTGTGCATCATACTCTTTAATGATTGGATCGCCAGTACTTGGTCCTAGTTGGTCTCCAATATTAAATTTGTAGCTAGGATTTTTGACTGTAACTACAGCATTATTAAAATGATTTTTTCTGGAGGTATTATTAATACCTCTAGTTACTGTAATCGTGTTATTACTAGTATCTGTAGAGTTTACCAATATTTCTTCACTGTCTATCATAATAGTATTAGTTGCACTAATACCAGAAACACTACTTAGTTTTATTTCTGTTTGATTTACACCCAGACCGACATGAGATACCTCTACAAATAAAATGCTTTGAGATAAAGACCCAGAAAGTCTTTGTAAGCTTTCATTGGTTACAGTTAAAATATCTCCAATTTGATAACCACTTCCTTTGTCAGTAATTACAACACTATTTGGTCCAACAACCCCATCTACAACGGTAATCGTTGCCTTTGCATTTCCTGGTGCTCCTTCCGACCCAATAAATGCCTGATTTGCTGATACTAAAATACCATTTTTATCTCTGCATCTTGTCTGGTCTGCAAATATTAATTCAACATCAGTAAATACTTGACTACCACCTCCAGCATAATCATTGCCACTATTCAAGCTCTTTAGCACACCAATTCCAGTATCATTGATTGATACTTGGACTTCTGGAGCAAATAATTTAACAGTCTGATAAATTCTTTTTCTTACGTGAATGTTTGTAGTGGAAACAGAATCATCTGGGATAATATCTACTGTTATTTTATCTCCTTCTGTAAGTCTGTGCTCTTCGTTAGTTGTAACCAGAGCAATATTATCAGTAATCTCAAAAATACTGATGTTTCTACTTAATTCATCAACTCTTACAATTCTGCTGCCAATAGTGTCATCAATTAAACTACTTCTTAAGTAGTAGTTAGTATCAATAAAGAAATCTCCATCTACAACTTTTACTTTTAAAGTATTTGCACTTCTAACAGTTTCTAGTATTTCACCTCTTCCTTCTTCACTATTAGCTACTACTCCAAAAGAGTTATCATTAGATAATGATACTTCTGGTCCTCCAACAATTTCTGATATTTTAAATCTAGAAGAAGCAGCATTAATTACATAATAAATTTTACCAGCAATAATTCCATTTTTTGTTTCTGGGAAACTAATTCTATCACCTTCACTGAAAGGGTTAAAAGCGACATTCAAATAGTTATTTTGAATACTTAAAACGTTTGCTTCTTTACCATTAGTTAATCTAACAAAAAATCCAGCAGTATAAAAAGAAGGATTATCTACGATAATATTAATTACTCTAATATTAGAGTTTAATTTATTAACAGAATCAAAATTGCCAGAAACATTACGAAGTACAAACATATCTCCTGAGAAAATATCACCAACTACTTCACCAGTAGCATTTGTATTCTCTTGTGTGATGACAGTTTTATCAAAGTAATAAACTGGTGTTGTTGACTGAATTTTAAGTGCTTTCGTTTGCCAAGATTCAATAGAAGATATTTCTTTGCCAACAAGGGATTTAACTTCAGCAGATGCTCCACTTCCAGAAGTATTTTCATCAGAAATGAATATAGTGTTGCCAACCGAGAATGATTCGGGGGAATACTCAACATAACCAGAAGTTACATTGCCCTCATTTACAGTCTCTACAATAGCCATCGAATTGACTCCATTATTAGGAGTTTTTGATGACCTCAACCTTATTGCAGTTGATGGCAAATCAGTGTGGGTAATTGAATTAGTATAATTTGACTCAGCAGGAATAGAATAATACTTTTCACCTACAATGTATGGAAATTGTGGAATATTACTTGCGTCTATAGTAATGAAGTATGCATACACTCCATCTGGATAATCTGGAGTAACACAATATCTTCCGTTATTATCATCTAAATCACCAAAACGATGCTGATAACGATAGTCTTCTATAAATTGCCCTAGTGCATAATCAGCAATAGATGGTCCGCCAATTCTCTCAGTTTTTAGACGATAACTAGTCTCCATTCTTTTTACAGAGGAAGAAGAATCTAGTGGATCGGTGTAACCATAGGGTCCATAGATAGGATTGCCATCATAAGCAAATCCTAGAATTGGAGAATGATTATTTGGATTGTTGTCCTGAAGTAAATTTCTAAGAGAAATTGGATTTGCTAAATGAGCATATCCATAACCAAACGCTCTTCTGATATTCTCAAAAAGATACCCATAGTCAGAATCTAAATTCGACTGCAGTTTTTCGTAACGATTTTTCTTCCATCGCTTAGTTTGTGATACTGCAGTTGAGCCGCTACCGATAGGAATTACATCTACTACAATATTTTCCTGCGTATAGAATTTACCTTCACTGATTTTATTGAATCCAATTAACTTACCATCAGTTGAGATGATTGAAGTATATTCTGCTAATTTGCCAGCATTATTCAAATCTCTAATTAAAATTCTTGGTGGTGTTGAGTAATACTCACCAGGATTAACGATAGTTAACTTTGTTACCTTGTCTTTTGTAACAGTTGCTGTTACTACTGCTCCTCTTCCTGAAGTAATAGTAATTCCAGGATTATTTTCATACTTTTCTCCAGAATCTACTACTTCGATTCTTTCTACTACTTCACCTGATAAAATTGCTTTCGCTCTAGACCCTCTATCACCATCAATCAATACATATGGAGGATTTTTGTAACCTTTTCCTTTATTTGTTACTTGAATAGATTCTACTCCACCAAAAATAACATCATTTTCATCATAGTCCTTATAACCATACGCTAAAACGCCGTTAACAAGCACTCCAACGTCTCTGGTGCCTGTATAATTTAATTCTGTAGTCTTACTAGAAAACTTTTTGATTAACTTGAGATGTTTTTGGTCTGATGGCGTCAATCCAGTAAAATTACTGGAGTAATATGATGGAAATCCAGATGAAGCAATATAATAGTATTGCTCATCTTCATAAACAGCTGCTACATCAGATAAAGATTCACTTAATTCTGGTGTAGATAGATTTGCATTTGATTCATTAATCAACCATCTTACTTTTGATTCTCTCTTATCATAAATTACAGGATTTCTAGAATCAAATCCAGATTTGCTAATCTGAATAGAATCTCCTTCTGAAGAGTATGGTAGAGAAGATTTTACATCAATATTATACAGTATTCCAAGTGCTAGAAATGATACCTTATAGGTAATGCCATTATCTTCATACTCTGAATATAAGTTTGAGTAATTATATACGGGAGTATTCTCTGCGTACGCGCCATTACCACTTCTAGAGTTGATTACAAACTGATTTACAGTTTTATCTTTGAAAATAAACTCTTCATTGCCAATTAAAATCTTACCAGACGTGTTTCTCCACCCAGTAGCAGAATAAACATTGATTCTATTGTTAGTAGTATCTGTTGCTAAAACTCGCTTGGTTAAAAATGTCTTTTGAGCAACAGAAAATTCTCCAACTACTGTTTCTGGAGCAATAATCACTTCATAGATACTTTCTCCATCATAATTACCCAAAAATACAACATTATCAATATAAGCAAACGTATTTTTTACATTTGGATTGTATAAGTCATCTTCTTGGATAATTTTCTGTCCAATTACCTTAAATGGATCACCAGAAATTACTTTTACCTTTAAAGCATACTTATCAATCCAGTCAGATACAGAAGATTTTAAAGTATTGTCTTTTGGGTAATAAATCGAAGGAATATCAGAAGGATCTTGAGCAACAATTGAATTAAAGATAAATTTGATTGATTGCTCTGTGCCTTTTGCTCTATAAAAACTTTTTATATTCTTGAGAAGAGTTCTTCTATCAATCTCCTCTTTTAAAGACTCTTCTGGGAAAGAAGCTAGATACTGCTTTTCAAAATTCTTGACAAAAGCATATAAAAATAAGTTACTGATATTATATGCTAAAGCACCAGTTAAATGTGATACTCCATTTCCGAAATCTACTGAAGAAACTTTCTTGTATGATGATTTGTTGTATAAATCACCTAACTTTGTAGTGCCACTAACGTTTCTAACACAACCAGTAATAGAATCACTGGTCTTTGAAGCATAAAATACTATTTCTTCATCGATCAATACATATCCATTCTCATCTGGGAATGAATCTGTATTCTCTAAGTAGATTACATCATCAGAAGTATCAATATTTGCTGTTACTGATGTAAATTCTGACAATACTGATTTTTCATATGTATCAATATCACCATACTTAGTTAAATTAGTGATAATATCAAGTGGTTGTCCAGGTAATTCAAGCTGCTCATAGTATTTCTGCAAAAAAGCAGAAAACTTTGGATAATCTGTAGAAATAAACTCTGGAAGCTGATTATCAACTAGTTTTGAGATTTTTTTCTGGATAGCAGCCATTTATTTACTCTTGGAAAATTGTAAAAGTGCTCTTGGTGATGTCTACATCTAAAAACATTTCTCTTGTAGACACAATATCATTTACTGCGGGTTTTACGCGAATTTCAATTTTGTTATCATTGAAACTACCTTTTAGAATAATCAAGTCATACATTCTAATTTCACCTTTTTCATAATTTACTTCTCCTAAGTTTGGACGAAGGACAATTTTATCACCTGTTATACTATCTAATTTATATAAGACAATTTTACCCTTTCTATCTTCAATATAAACAGTATCTCTCGGGTATTCTCTTACTGTGAATCCTGTGCTATGTATTACAGGCATATCATCGACTAAAAATGGATTCTTATAGCAAATTTCATAATAAAACTTGGAGTTGATGGCAGGATAAAAATCCTTTCTCATCATAATACTGGTTAAATTTGATTTGATTGATACATCAGAGTCATCGATGACTCCAACAAACTTACTGTAACGATATTTTCCATTGAATTTTTCAGTATCTGATAATTTAATATAGTCTTCGACGTTTTTAATTACTAGTGACTTGATTTTATCGGTCTTATAAGTAGTTAAAGTGCCATCATAGTAAATTTTCGATGTCATTTCGACATAAAGAATAGATGGGTCAACTATTTTAGGTGTAACTGAGGCAACAGAATACTTTCTAAGTTTAGTTTCTAACTCTTTTTTGGTAAAAGAGGTTAAAAATGTGCTATATTTTGGTTTGATGACGATTTTTACGACTCCATACTCAGGGGGGTCGTCTTCTTCACCACCAAATGCTGTAATATCAGCAACAGCTGGATATAAGTTGCGTATAATTGCTTTATAATCCTCACCAGTAACTGCTCTATCTTGAGTACCATAGTTTTTGGCAGCATTAAACTTGATTTTTTCGGTAGTCTCTGGCGCTTCACCTCCTGCAGAAACAGATTTTGTAGTTACACTAGCAACATTAAAGGAATATATTGATGTTATTGTGCTAACAGTCTCTGTGTTATCAGCATCTTCTAGAATACCGCTAAATGAAAATACTCTAGCGCCATTTGTCAATTGTGCTGGAGTAACAAGATAAGAAATCTCTACATACTCGCCATCTTCAAGTTTTCTACCAAAAACGCCATCGCCAAACTTTAACTCATAATTCTCATCCTCAATTTCCGATAAGAAGAAAATTCTATCCCCTGGTCCTACATTAAGAATATTTTCGGCGTAATCATAAATTTCAAATGCACCGCTTGGATATGCTTGCTCTGACTTGAATACTCTTACTCTAATGCTAGTATTATCAATATTGGTATTTCTAATTAAAAATCTCTGATTTTTTAGAGCAGTCTGCACAGTGATAAAATCTGTGATAATGCTGCCACCATAAATCTCCAGATTATTAAATTCTGCTAGATTGCCGTTTACAGTTACTCTTACATCATCAAGAATACTGTATGGATAAACAGTGCCATCTAAAAATGTCGAAAAAACAGTGCCTTTCTTTAATACTGCAGTCGTAGGCACTACATTTGACTGATACTCAATCACCATGTCAACAACCGCCTTTGATGCTGTTGCTGATTTTGGTCTATAACCAAGTTGTTTTGCAATTGCTACAACGTTATCTCTGAGTGTAGCAGAATTCAAAAACATTTCATTCACCACCATGTTGGTGTTGAATGCGGTGTAGTAAGTATTGTATGCCAAAACATCAAGCAGTGCGCTCAAAGCACTACCTTCAAAATCATAATCAGTGAAATCAGAATTTGCTCTTAGATATTCTTTGAGCGAAGTTTTTATATTTTCAAAGTCTAATTGGTTTAACTGCGTATATGGCATTGCTTATCTCGTTCTCTGTAAGATAAATTCTGTGCTTAATGGAGCGTCTACATTCTCTCTACCGATAATTTCAAATTCAATGTAGACTTCATATCCATTTTCATCAAAATTTGGAGTAACAACAACATCGATGAGTCTAACTCTAGGCTCATATGTTTCAATTACATCAATAATTTCAGATCTTAAACTACCAGCAGTACCAAAATCCAGCAATTCAAACAGTAAAGCAGTTACTCTACTGCCAATTCGTGAGTCAAATGGTCTTTCGCCATTCTTCGTGCGAATTAAACTTTGTAAAGCATTCTTAATGGCAGTTTCATTTTTAACCACCACCAAATCTTTTGTATTAGGGTGTGCCCCGAAGGCAACACTTATGTCCTTAAAAATCTGAAAGGTGGGCATGAATACACCACTACTAGTCCAAAGTATTTATCAGACTAATTGACGGAGTTTCGCGCCCACCAGTGTTTTCATGTCGGAGACCCGATCATAACCACTCTGCATAATCATCAAAACCATCCTTACCTCCACACCACTTTTCTAAACGATTCGCAGGCACTTTATACTTCTGCATACGTGCTTTCTTCATCAGAGCATCGCTACGAGGGTCTGTGATTAGCACAGAAGTGCCAAAATCGCAATGCATCATAGCAGGCACATTATCTGGAATAGGTTTGTTAGCCATCTGTTTTCTCCATAAAGGTTGAACAGAACTTTTAGAGGGGTTGCTATCCCTGTTTTTTCACTAAATCGTAGTCATCACCGAGGATTTCGCGCATATAATCATCATCCCAGTAGTCATAATACTTGGTATTACCCAGTTTTTCGCGGAATTTCTTCAATTTTTCCTTGGGTTGCCCCAAAATTAGGTTGTAAAGTCCGTTGTTACTCTGAATTTCATCAACATAACTGATTTTTTCCGCACAATCAGCATAAAATTCCCAGTCTTCCCAAATTTTGTTGTAAAATTCGACCCACTCTAGTATATCTTCAACGCTGTGATAGTCTTCGACAATAAAAATGACGACATCGTAACCTTCAATAGGCTCGATATCGTCAATTTGACACTCTATAATCTTGTATTTTGCGGTCGAGGCATAGGGACAGACCGCAAAGCCGCCTAATTCTGGGCGCAATACAGAAACTTTGCGTATCCATTCCCTAATGTATGCCTCTTTATCCATTAACTCCCTTGACCACGATAGCGTTTTTTGCGTCCATTACGCGAGGATGCAGCAAGATTTGTATTTTTACTGCGACCTTGACGAGTGCATTTAGGCTTTCCAGGGAAATAACCATTCTTAGAGAAACTCGGGGACTTTGCCATACATCAATTATCTGAAGGACTCCCCGATTCTAACATATTTAGGCGCTCATGTAAAGAGTCTAAGACTTCTTTCAGTGGTTTTGCGCTCTCTTCGTTGGGAGGATTATATAGCAGCTTCAGTTTTCCTCTAACCTTATGGTCATTATCCTGAATGTAAGTTGTAATTTCAGTTACCTTTTGAGTTAGTAACAATACAACTTTTTCTAAATTGTCAATCCTCGTTTCCTTCTCCTTCAATTCCTTCAGAAGATTCTCCACTTTCTGGTCTGTCGTCATGTAGTAATCCATCTTCAACACTCGCTTCAAAACTACTGCGGTCTTCAAATACAACTTGACCGTTTTCTTTTCTTTCTAAAACCATCGTATCGCCAGGGTCTTGTAACCCTGCATACCATTTATCTGCCGCATCTAGCATATAGTCAGCCACAGCATCAAAATTTTCAAAAGAAAGGTTTTCAATTACCTTTCCATCCTTACCAACAATTTTAAATCCAAATTCAGTCATTGTTCTTCGTTAGAGAAATAGTGTCGTCATCAGTATACTCCCATTTTAGAGTATCGCCTTCTGCCCATCCAAGTGAATCAAGTAACTCTTCTGGAATCGGTAGAATATATTCGTCGCTTAAATCGTCATATTCAATTTGTGAAATGTGCTTCATATTAACCCTCAGTCTTTTTTCTTCTAGGTGCTCTCTTTCTGATTCTTTGTCACAAATATCACCTCCATAAGTAATTTATATATTTAAGATGCTTGACACACCTCTCATACCTGTGCTAGTATTGTAGCACAAAATCAAGCACATATCATGAGAAACCTTGTCATTCTTGCTTTGACGCCATTCATTGCCTCTCCTGCCTTTGCAGGTTACCCCTTTGGTCCCGATCCACAACCTACGAAGTCTCGGATGATGGCGGAGATGGGTCGGTCATACCAAACAGCACAATACGTGCCTACCCAGTATTACCCAGCACAGATGATGGGTGGTGGGGGAAGCCCTGTAATCGTGCCGCCTACTGTGATTAACACACAGGGTTATGAACACAATTCATCGAAGAAGTCCTGTAAGGAGAGTGTGATTGACCTCTTTCTATTCTCTGTGAGGCGCACGACGGGCGACTGCACTCCATAAAATCCTTCCGAGTTCCTTAGAGGTCATCCAAATATACCCCACTTGCTCCCTTAGAGTAGTCCGAGTTGGTGGGGTTTTTTGGCGGTTTTTGTTTGGGAAAAATTTTTTTTCTGAGAGCGTTATCATGAGAGCGTTTTCAAAGTTTTGTAGGTTAATAGTATCTATCGAATTTCCCCCGCTCGGCCCCGCCGCCATCACGATAACGTTATACCATACTGCCAAAGCAAGGGGGCATCCGCCCCCTGCTCTGCTATGCTCAGTAGTTACAGGCGAGGCGCTCGCTCTGCCAGATGCCAGCGGCACGGTCACGCGCTGCCTGGCGTCGGTCCTTGCGATACTGGGCAGCGGCACGGGCAGCGTTGGCGTCCTTGTCTCCAATCCACTGCCTGCCCAGTCCAACCACTGGGGTGATGGTGAAGGCGCGTCCGCTGCCTGCGCTGCCATTCACAGGGCAGGTGCCCTTCACTCCATCAGCGCCGCTGCCGAGTGTGCCGATGGTCTGGTGAGCGTTGGGGCGAATCATGGTCGTCTGGTGTGTGGTTGACTCGGTTAGTATAGCACCCCCTAGGGGGGGGGGTCAGTCCTCGAACGTGGGGAGGGCAGCGATTGCCTCATCGTGCCAGCGGTCAGCGTAGGCACCTGCCAACCACTCGGGCTCGACGGTGATGGGCAGATCCTGGCCCATGGTCTGGGCGCTGGTCTCTGTCTTGCGACCTGCCCACACGGTGCGGCGGGTGGTGAGGTCGGATGCCATGGAAAGAATCATGAGAGGGAAGCGATGGGGTAGGGGGTGGGGGTGCCCCCCTCAGTGACGGTCGCTGATGTTCCAGGTGGTGGCAGCGGGCACAGGGATGTAGGTGCCGTTGGCGACTGCCTCACGGATCTCCTGGCGACGCTTCTCCTCAGCGATGACCTTGGCGGTGTAGTCTGCCATGATGGCGCTCATGTCGAGTTTGGTCTTGGTCATGGGTCGTTTCGTTTCGATGCTGTTAGTCTACAGGGTCCGATGCCTCAGCGGCAGGGGGTCTCGGACACCTCGCACATTGTCACAGCGAGGCGGTCGCTGTATGCCTTGGTGATTTGCAGTCCTGCGCTCAGGGCGTTGCCACCAACCCACAGGGTGATGCCGAGCATGGTCAGGGGGAGGATGAGGCGGGTCATGGGTCGTCTCGTTTGGTTGATGCTGTTAGTCTACAGGGTCACGGTCTCGTGGCGCTGCAGGCAGTGACGGTTTACCCACTGGCCCAGGGAGCGGTCCTGCCACAGCATCAGCGACAGGATGGCACGGCGGGAGATGCCATCGAAGCGGTAGAACTTGGTGCCACCTTGGAAGCGGACGCGAACGGCACCCGTCAGGGGATCGACGGTCATGCGGTTGATGGCGTCGCTGCCGATGGTGTTGATGCGAATCATGGGTCGTTTGCTGTTGAGAGTATTCTACAGGGTCAGGTGGCAGGGTAAGGGGCGGCCGCGGCCACCCCCTCAGGTGTCACATGCCATTCAGGAAGTCTGCCATCGCTTCCTGGTACTCGGCGTAGGTCTTGAAGCGGTCAGCGAAGCGAGCAGGCACCTTGCCATCGAACTTCTGGGGCTCGGGCAGGTCGCGGCCCTTGGCGAGGATCTGTGCTTCGTAGACGTTGGGGTTGTAGCGAGTCATGGTCGTTTCGTTTCGGTTGATGGAATCAGTCTACAGGGGCAGGTGGCAGAGTCAGGGGCAGAGTGGACACTGCCCAGACCGTCACATCACATAGATGCCGTGCTGCTGGTAGTGGGCAGGGTAGTTTTGACGCCAGTTGGCAAGGCGAGCGATGAGGGTATCATCGTCGGCGCTGTGCTGCAGTTGCACCAACCAAGCGGGGATGCTGCCATGCTCTGCCTGAAACATCAGCAGGAGAGAGGTGATGATGCGAGCGCGGTCAATCATGGGTCGTTTGCTGTTGAGAGTATCCTACAGGGGGTGGGGGGGCATCCCTGCCCCCTCTTGTGCCACTAGCTCAGGCGTCCATTCCCATCGCTGCCTTCAGGGTGTTGTAGGCGTTCAGGTAGTAGTCTGCATCAGCAGTCTTGCCAGCGACTCGGCAATCGACTGCCAGGCAGAGCACGGCGGTTCGGATGGTGCTCCACTGTGCCTCAGTCAGGGTGACGGTGAGGGTATCGAGGGGCAGGACGTTGGTGCGGGTCATGGTCTCTTGTGTGGTTGACTCTGGTAGTCTAAAGGGTCAGGCGGTGATGGCAGAGCCCATGTGGACAGTCTGCAGATTGACCTCTGCCCAATCGTATTCTTCCTTCAGTTGGGCACAGCGAGCATCGGCAGCAGACTTGCAATCCCACAGGGAGCAATGATCATCGGACTCGTAGAAGAATCCAGCGGTGACAACGTAGACTTGCATAGTCTCTCTCGTTTGGTATGGGATAATTCTACAGGGTCAGGCGTCAGGGGCGTGGGTCTCGGGTGCCAGTGCCTCAGGTGTCACACCTGCCAGTTTCACTAGGGCGATGATAGAGGCGACGCCAGCAGGGCCCAACCACAGGCAGAGTATAATGCCCAGCACGATGTAACGCTTCTGGATCTTCATGAGATGCAGTTAGAGTGTACACTGGAAAGGGGGCATCTCTGCCCCCGTTGTGGTTAGTAATCAGCGAAGATGTGGCAGGAGCGATAGGACGTGCCATCGTTACAGGAAGTGAAATCGTAACGTAGATTGCGGTCGTAAGTTGCCTGCCAATCAATCACCAAACCATCAGGCACATCCATGGTTTCATTGTAGAACTCCTCAGCGAAGTCTGCCTCGTCATGATAGTGCCCACGATAGCGTTCGTCGCATCCTTCGATGCAGGAGCATTCGCCATTCTCATCAATCAGGGCATCAACTGCCTCGTATCCGATTGCTTCACCACAACGCACATACTCCTCATAGTATGTAACGAAGTTGGTCTCATTGCGCTCGTCGATGAACTCCAGCATGTCATCGAGAGCATAGGACTCGTCGAGAAGTTCGTCGATCTTCTCTACAGTCTCAGCAGCGAGCATCTCACGGTAGGAAGCGGTCAGGGTCACGGTCATGGTCGTTTGTGGTTGACTCTGTTAGTATAGGGTGGATGGGGGCGCTGTCGCCCCCTGCTGTGCCACTAGTCAGACTGTCACAGGCTTGTGGCGCATGGGCACGTCGTGGGTTGTAACGTTGTGCCCGTTAACCTTTGCCCAACCATACATCAGGGCATCCTCTCTAGATACAAACTTTTGCTTGAATGTGTGGGCAACTTTATACTTATAGTATGTGCCACTATCCTTCTTAATCGTGCTCACATACACCCAGCAGTTATACCCATGCTTTCCTTTGTTAACTACAACTGGCGAAGGAGTTGCCTTTTCAGGTGAAACTTTTTTGAGCATGTCGTTTGTGGTTGACTCTGTTAGTATAGGGGGCACCGCTGCCCCCTGCGAGTGCTACTGTGCCACCTCTTCATCTGGCACACTGTTAATGTCCATGTCGTGCCAGCATTCTGCCAGGGGATGCCCCCACTCTTCAATGTCGAAGATCTCGCCAGGCATGTCTTGGATCTCTTCCCACATAGGTCTCGGTGCGTTTGACTCTCTTAGTATAGGGTGCAGCGGTGCCCCTGCAACGGGGTGTGTGCCACCAGTCAAACCGACCACAACCCCCTTGCAATCGGCCGCGGCCGCCTTTATGCTAGAGGGAGGCAAGAGGGCGGGATCCCCCTCTAGGGCCAGTAGTATAAACCTACTGGCCGCGGCCGCCGAGTTTGTTATACTAACACATGCCGATAGTCGATCTCATCAATCAACCAACCTGAGGCAGTGGTGATCTCATCAACTAGGTCATCTTCATCATCAGCTTCCCAGATAGATCCAACGTATTGTTCTTGCAAATGGTGCTGGTATTCATTGATGTCATTGTTCTCCCAATCTGGATCTTCAGGAGACAAATCAAAAAAGATTTTGGTGATTTGATACTGCATCATGCCTCCAGAAGTTCGGGATAGTATTCTTCAACCTCAGTGATTAACTCCTCTTCAGTATAATCATTGAAGCACTGAACTAGCATGTCATAAGCATACATCTCCAGCGTTTTCATGTCCATGTTCTCTAGGACTTGCTGGGCGTAGGCATCAATCAATTCTGCTTTGTTCATGTCAGTTGTCACCGAAATTGTTGGCGAGAAAATCCTCTAACTCATCGAGTTTGTCGTTCTCATCTAGAGCGACAATGTACTCATCAATCACCATAGCCAGCAAGTCCAAATCTTTCTGGCACTCTCTATACAAAAACTCAAAGAGTTCGACTTGCTTTGTCATGTTTTGTTTGGTTGACTTGTTAAGTATGGCACAGCATCCTGCCGTTAGGGAGAATACTGTGCCACTTCTACAACTGTCACACAGTAACAGTTTCTGCGTCCTCCAGAGTGTAGTATACCCGCTCAGACATTTTGTTAACAAATGTCAGCACTTTGCAGGCATTGTTGATCATAACTTGTTTGCCGCCATTAGTATACCAATTGGCCGCGGCAGTATAGGTGAACTTAACAACACCCACCACGATAGCAGCAATGGTGGCAATGTTGAAGATCAGAGTGTTAACGAAAGATTTCAGGAAAGTGTCAGTCATTGGTGAAATGTGTTTGACTCTGTTAGTATGGCATCAAATCAGGGGCAATGGGGAAACCATGTGCCACTAATCAAAGTGGCACAATACCCCTTGACATCGATATCAGAATTCAATATAATCTAGAGTAGCATCTGCATATCCTCCAGCGATATCAGCATCTTTGTCACTATTTGTGACAAAACTATCAAGAATTGCCAGCATTTGGTTACCATTGCTGGCACGATTGAGCAGGGAAAGCATAACAGATTGGGTCATGATTTGAGTGTGGTAGGGTATACTTAGTGGATTGAATATGATATATTACATATCATATTCTTCTTCAATTACATTGTCGATAGTATAATCTTCGACAATGTATCCATCTTCATCGAGGAAGATATCAGCCATTTCTTGTTCAACAATTTCTTGATACATTTCAGAAGTGGTCATAAATTACTCTTTTGAATTTATAATATAATTTATAACTTTGCAGTCATAAATTATAAGTTTTCTTAAAATCTGTGGTTTCTGAGAATTTTAAATTTTCAAGGTTTCTGAGAATTTGCAAATTTCAAAAATTCTCAGAAACCACAGATTTTAAATTTATGCAAATTTCATGCCGCTCTGAAATTCAAGAATTCCAGCAGCAGTAGAAACAAACCAATTCCAGTTTTTCTGGAAGATTCGCTCACCAGCACCATGCTCAGTCAGAATAGCATTCAGGCGGGACTTGGTAGTGTTAGACTGCCAGCCACCATCGTGCAGTTTCAACCAAGTGTCACCAATCTCAGCAATCAGATTGCCATGAAGAAATACGAAACTCACACCATCATGGTTAACAACTTTGGTGTTATCGAGTTGCCAATCCTTCTCCTTAGAGATGGCAGCATTCATGAGTCGCTCGATTTTACGCATGGGTCGTTTGCTGTTGACTTAGGTAGTATGGGTCAGGATGGGGGCAATTGCAAGACCCCCTGTGCCAGTTTGGAAAGTGTCACACGTCGTAGCAGAGGTGTCCCTTCTTCATGCTATACCACCAGGACATATCGGATTTGTTATCAAATTGCTCTGCAACTTGCAGGCAAAAGTCATAACACTCTGCCATGCTGTTGTTGAGATATAGCAGCTGGTCGTGGTTGTTAACGATGTCGGTGTTGAAATAGTTTTTCAAACGAATTCCTCAGCAACAGAAGTAATATAACCCAGATGGTGACCCTGTGGGGCAACCCTGTGCCAGTTGTTGAAGTGTCACAGGGCAGTCTCCAAAGTGACCACTGAGATGTTATGAATATTAATCGACAGAAGTATACCCTCTAAGTATACTAAACTCAAAGGGCTTAGATATACTCTGAGTCCAATGGTTTAGTATACTTAGAGGGTATACTTTAGAGTATATTGTATACTCTACTATAGTATATGGTATATTATAATAATATATCATATAGTTTTCCACAGTTTATTATAACTTTCCAGTTATAATAAGGGTTTTATTATATTGTCCTGTGGAAAACTATCATATATTTGTGGAAAACTTGTGGAAAACTGGTCATAATTACGTTATCATAATCATAACACACCCGAAAAACCTCAGAAATCTCAGAAACTACAGAATTTGAAACTTTGAAATATCTTAATTTTTAAGATTTTCGAGTTTTTTGTGTTTTTTAAGTTTTGAAACTTCTGTAGTTTCTGAGATTTCTGAGTTTTTACAGATATATCATACCCCAAAACCCAGTGTTTGTCAAGGATTTTGAGTTTTGTGAGCATTTCCGAGTCTTTCTGGGTTGGGGCTTGACATTCGATACCATACGCGCTAAGACCACAACAACTCTGAGCATTTCAGATAACAACTGAGGAATACAGAGCTCTCAACTATATTTTTTTAAACATTTAATTTATCATACTTTTTCCACAGGTTTTTCCACAGACTACTCTACAACCTGTGGAAAACTTCAGTTATAGTCTACGGTGTGGTCTTCCGCATACTATTGAAGATTGAATATATTTTTTGGAAATGGGTCATAGTATGGTGGATTAATACCTTTCTTTTTAAAATAGTCTTCTGTCCATTCTCCTTCATAGTCATCAGGAAAGAAAGCAAATGAAACACCTGCTCTTGCTGTTAATGGTAATGTATTATGATACATGCCTGCTGGTATGAATACACAATCACCTGGATTCAACACATAGGTATATGGTTTATCATCGTAGATAGTAAATGTTGTTTTTCCTTGTTGTTGCCAATGAAAGACATCAGTTACATCACGGTGAATACCATGTGATTTTGCTTTAGGAATAATTGACATGTATATACCACAATCGGGTCTATAACCATTATTAATTTTTTGTTGTTTAAATTCTTCTATGCCCAATGATTGATAGAGAGATTGTATTCTTTCTTTGTATTGGGGAAAATCTTCTAATTGTAGGAGCATCATGGTGTAAGTAATATCTGGTTTGATATTCTTTGCTCCATACTCTCTTGCGGATTGCACTTCATTTAATTCCGATAAAGTAGCGAGAATAGAGAAGATTTCATCCCAAGAGAGTAAGTTAGATGATTGATGAAAGAATTTATGATTCATGGCTCAACCAACGAGAGAAGAAAGTTTTTGTTGCATAGTATGGACAAAAACGTGGTGTTTGAAAATGTCTGAGGTTAGTATCCAGTATTTTCTGTGTTGGTAGTTTTTTAACAAGTTTAATTTGTGAATCACCAACGAGAGTAAATGCTGCAAGTGGTTGACCACGTTTAATTTTGATTGTTGTTTTATCTGTGTTAAGAATGAGACCGATGGATGTATTTCTAGTGTATTCACCAACTGGAATCATACCAGATGCAACATAGAATGATGGTGTTTGTTTTACTTCATGCAATGGCACATCGTGCATCCAGAGTTTATCATTTGTTTTCTTTTCAGACCAGAAGAGATAATAGATTTTTAGTTGTAGATATGGTGACTGTGTGCCAGGTGGGACGATTAAATCAAAGACTTCTTCAGTCATGTTACCTTGCACAAACCATTCACCTTTCTCTGGATTAAACATCAACTCCATATCAACTGGAGAGCGTAGGAGATAAGTATGATTACGATAGATGTTCATTGCTGGACAAGAATCCATCTGACTCTTGAATTTTGTATGTGGTGGATTGATAGGCTCTAGATCATACAAAAGGTCGATGAATGGATGTGCTTGATAGTTTTCAATCTTATCAGTGTTAGGTGGATGTGGGTGATAATAAATCGTGCTCATAATTGTATGTCTTGATAATTAGGATAAAGATTAAAAGATATTGATACCTTTCTCGTTTTTACTGGATTGACATAATGATTTATCTTAGATGGAAATAAGAGTATATCACCTTCTTTCACATAATCTGCTTTATGATATACACTCCACAATGGTAACGAATCAGTTAATGGAAATTGATTATCATAAACAAACATCGTTGAATTCTTATCTGTTAATTCAAGAAAGTAAATGCCTGAAATACCTGATGGTTGATGATTATGCAATTCAACAAAATCACCAGGCTGATATACATTCCACCACAAAGAATCTACCATGATATCATTTGGTTTTGTGGGAGATGGATTGAGACTAGTATCACGAATCGAATCAAAGAATCGATTCACATTATACCATATAATATCATTATATTGCTCTTTGGTGAAGAAATCAATCTGTGAATGATTGAAATTCGTTGTTACATCAGAGTCTGTGTTAGGTGCCCACTTATAGCTCTGTTTTGTTTTATTTTGTTGATACTCTGCTACTATCTTTGGTAGTATATCTTTCTTGTGTTTATCATGATTTTGTGCTCTACCATGATAAATGTATGGTCCTGGTAGTAACTTTAACATTTTTCCATGATTTGACTGCGGTGGAGGGGCAGTAGGGTGTGCTGCTGCCCCATTGATGATTTATGCGATGATGGAGGTAGGAGGCACACCTTTCACGAAGATGGCGTCAACAACATTCTGCAGACGCTTGACGGTGTGGGCATTCTTGCGACCGAAGGTGGGCACAGTCACGAAACCGTAGGATTTGGTATAGTTGGAGAGGTCGCCAGGTTGCAGGGTGCCTGCTTGGATTGCTTTGATGTCATCCTGGTGCATACGAATCACGCGACCCACAGTTTGTGCCATCTCAACGATGTTAAGATTACGCAGCAGAATGCACTGAGTCAGACCAGGGCAGTTGATACCCTCGCTCAGAATAGAGTAATGAAACAGCACAAACTTCTTGCTGGGGTCTTTGCCATAGGCAGTCAGCGTGTCAAAGAATACCTCACGATTCACCTTCTGCTTGTTGATGTAAGCACCAAACTTAGAGGTGATGTGCAACACTTCATATCCACGCTCTGTCAGGTCTTGAATGAGTGTGGTGGTAGAGATAGCTGCCCACATCACTTTAGACGAGGGAGCAGCAACCAGCACTTTCTGATTGTTGTCGGTATTGTCAAGGATATTCAGAATTGCTTCTGCATTTGCCTCATGTGCATTGTGCTTGGTGTAGTCGATGGTAAGATTGAATTCTTCCATCTTAGGAGGAATGATGCTACCGTTGTTGATGAGGTGAGGTGCAGGCACGTTGCACAGCACAGGACCGTAGATGTCACGGTTATTCATACCACGGGAGTGAGGATTCTTGCTCTGACGTGGTGTAGCAGTGAAGAAAAATGCTTTCTCAGCGTGGAGGGAGGTAGCAGCAACACCAGTAAAGAAATGCCGACCAGTAGCATTGTGTGCTTCATCGAAATACGCGACATCAATCGTGATACCACTGTCAATAACTTTGTTGAGCGAGTGATACGTTGTGAAGATGAGCGTGTGCTTTTGGAGCGTTTGATTGATGAGAATATGTTGCTTGATAGCGTCCGCTTTTGTCGTCTTACTGTAGTGTGTTTCGCCAGAGTGTACATGCAGGATTTGAGTGTCAGTGATAAACTCGGTGAATTCAGCACAGAGCTGACCAGCGAGCAGAATACGCGGTGCTACAATCACAAACGTCTGTGGCGTGGTAGCAGACTCCAGACGACGCTTTGCATCGAAAATCATGCAAGGAGTCTTGCCACCACCAGTAGGGCAATACACTTGACCCTTGATTGCATTCTGCAGAGCATCAAGAATCATTTGCTGGTGGTCACGAAGTTGCATGGCGATTGCGTTTCAATACAGATAGTATGACACAAAAAAAGGAGGGTGTCAACCCTCCTAGCATTAGTGTATCTTATGAATCAGTTAAGCTCAACCAATGATTGAGGATCTTCCACACCGATAAGTTGAGGCAGAGCACCAGCAATATCATAGGAAGATGATTGTGAAGTCAGACGCTTGGCAGCATACTGAATCACAAGAGCATCAAGTTGCTTGAGGTAATCAACAGCACTGTGGCGCTGGTCAACCACTTCCTCAGCAGTTTCACATCCTTTGGTGTAAGTAACCACATCTGTCGTGTCGATACCATGCTCAACGTAGTTGTGCATGATTTGCAGGAAACCACGCTCGATGTAGGTTTTCTCTTTGCAGCAGATGACTACAGGGTTGGTAGAAGTCTGTGTGCTGATGATTTCAGACACTTTAGACTGTGCGCTGCGAGGATGTGCATACGGTGCGATGTTAACTGCAATCGTAGTCTGTTGGTAGATTTTATCTACGATGTCAGTAACTTGCTTGGAAGTGAAAGAATGCTCGATAGTGCTAACCCAAGATGCAATCTGATCTTTAGAAAGAGAGTTACCGTGACGCTTACAGTGGCATACACCACGAAGCACAAAATCATTGATTGTGTGACGTTTGGCAACTGTGTGGTGGTTTGCACTGAGAGAAACCATATCGTAGGCATCTTCAATCAGTGATTCCCACTCATTGTGCAGACGATAGACAAGGAAAGGGTAATCAGTGATTCCCAGCTCATATGCTGCATTGTAACGATTGTATCCATCCCACAACTCCATGTTGCCGTTGGGAAGAATCATTGCGATGGGAGGAAGCTCAGTTACGCGGTATCCATGCTGGAATTCAGCAATCAATCCGTTGATATTGTTGCTGTCCACACCACCAGCGCGAGCACGATTCTTTTCGTCTTGAATATGCAGGTTTGCCCATTCCATTACTTGTGTGCCTACAAATTCAGCACATTCAAATTGAGGAACTTCAAGAGAAGCGAAAGTGTGATTTTCGAGAAGGTCATCCCACTCAGTAACGTTGGTGGTGAAAAAAGGAATGATTTGTGTCATGATTAAAATAAAATAGCAGTTTGCTTGGTATCAGTTGGTTAACAGTAGTTTTCAACTGATGTAATCAGTATAGCAGAAAAAAAGAGGGGTGTCAACCCCTCGTTACAATCAGTAATCAATAGTCATAGGCATCATAATCTTTAAACTTGGTGACTTTCTTGTTTTTCGGTGTGCGCTTGGCGTTTTTCACGTCGTAGCCGAATGTTTCAAAATCATCCTCGTCAAAGTTGCGGAAGTTGTCAGAAGAAGACTTGTTAAACTTCTTGAATGTTTTGCCCATTGTGTGTGTCAAAAATAAAGTGACAGAATTATTTAGAAATCAGGTAGTAAGCAGTTGCAGACTGCCACTGGACACATTGCTATTGATGAATCGACCGACAGAGAAATCCTCAGTGTCAAATTCAGCAAGGAATTGCTGATTAAACAATGCAGCATCCTCAGCACTATAAGTATAGGTCTTATCGCTCGATTTGTAAACCACTTCCACTTTGTTGGTGTCAGTGTCAATTACAATACGGTTGATAGCAGAAGAAGGAAGATTGTCGTAAGTTGTCATGATTTTGGAAAGTAATAAATGTGGTAGTCGTCACCATTGGGTGTGTTAAACCATTCGTCAAACTCTTGAGCGATAGCTAGACACTCATAAAACTGCTCTTTGTTGTGATGATAAGAGATGCGGTCCTCTGCCCAGTCTAGTATATCCTCAACAGTTTTAGAATCAGGCACGAGTCACAATCAGTTTTAACTGAAGGTGATCGTATGACTGAAGTTTAGCACCCTCTGGTAGCTTGGAGACGAGAGCAGCAGCATACTCAGAAGGATACTTATCACGCAAACGATAGAAACGATTGCGCTTGTCTTCATCCTCAAATTGTGGTGTATATCTGGTGACATACACATCACCCTCAAAGGTGAAGTCATCCCATGTCAAATCTGGGAGCATGTTAGCAATGTCGTCTTGCAGGAATTTCATTTGGCAAATACCTCGTTGGTGTACTCTCTAGTTAGGTTTTCAATGCACTCAAGATGATAGGCAAGGTTAGCAAAGAACTCAATCTCATTCTCAGAGAGATTCTGCCAGTCAAGTTGCTCAGTCACACCGTTACTACGGCAATGCAGAGCACCATCACGAAAGAAATACACGTCGTTGCCGAGAGCAAGATAATTCATCGCTGGTCTTTTAGATTGCTTTAGAATTGTAGCAGAGAGCACGGGCATTGTCAAGCGTCTAGAGCGGGCAGGGAAGGGTCGTAGGGCACCACAGGCAGGGGAAGGGCAGCAGGGGCGCTCACAGGCGCTCCTAGAGGCGTCTGGTGGCGCTCAAAGAATGCCATACACTTCTGGAATCGCTCCCACTCCTCATCGGTGAAATTATCTGAAGCGTAGGGAATACCCACAACCTCGGCACAAAACTTTTGTGTTTCAGGATTGGCAGCAATCAGCTGTGTTGCAAGAAAAATGTCAATCATAGTCTCTCTCTAGGACAGTTTCTTTCAGAATTTCATTGATACGTCGCTCTGCTTGGATATTGCGAAAAATGTCCATAATACAATAACCAAACGAGAAACCTGCCATGATAGCAATAATATTCATTTTGCAATACCTCTACGATAACGGGATACAGAATCAGCAGCACATTCGTGACCACTGAGATAGAGTTTTAATTCAAGAATGAGCAAATCAACCACTTTATCAGCGGGCATAGAGATAACCTCCTGCCCAATCACAACGCTCAAACATTTTCTCACGGGATTCAATACTCAACACATTGTAGCGAGCACCTTTAGCAGGCGCTTTGAGTGATGCTGGCTTGAAAACTTCACCAGTCTTCTTGTCAATGAATGCGTGGATGCTATCACGCTTGCCATTGATGCACATGAAGACTTTGTGATATTTACGACCTTCAGAATTCAATTCATAACTATAACCATCAGGTGCAGTTTGCTGCAGAGCATCACACAACATCAGACCATACTTAACAATGTTAAGATGAATGGTGTTGCGAGCATCCTGTTGAGCAGCGAAGTCAGCGAAGGTGGCAGTCATTTGCTTTGTTTGTTTACTAGAATATCATAGAGCAGGGACCAATCCATGTCAACCTCTCATTGATTAGTGTTGTTTATGGTGCCGTCCAGGTTGAATAAGGTTTTGCAATCTGGACATTGATAAGCATGTGTGCGGTCTGCTTCCCATGTTTGTAGAGCAATCACGCGAGAATAGAAGTATGGTGGAGAATAATTGTGGCGATACTCTTCAGGAATCTCTTTATCATGCCACAGTGTATCACATGCTGGGCAATGAGATAGTTTGTCCATCAGATGAATTCCGCAATGTAATAGTCTACAGTGACTTCTAATTCCGCAGCTGCGGATTCTAAGTCCTCAACGTAGTAGTCAATCAATTCTTTTTCGCGGATGTTGTCGTTGTCAGTCATTTCTTTTTAGCGTAGATGCAGTCAGGGTGTCCAGTTGGGAGTTGAGCACAAGCGCGATCGTATGCTTCAAACATGTTAGCGTCGCGCTTGATTAGCATACCATTATACATGATAATGGCGATGACTCCAAGAAAAATGTAAGTTGCTTTCATCAGCAGGCACCATTCATGGGATTGTAATCGTTGCCAGAGTATGGGTCAAGGTTGAAATCAGTTACAGTAGCACCGTTGAGAATATACATGTTAGCATCATACACCATGTCAGTCTTAGTGATGGTAGAAAATGTAACCATTTCACTATCAGCACCAGGATGCCAGATTACACGGCGGACAAAACCTTTACCAGCAGAAGTCAGTGGGTAGTAATCAACTTGCTTGGCGGCGTTGGTCAGTTGCATGGGGTGCGTCCCTCGATTACCTATGTAATATAGCAGCGATGGGTCGGAAGCGCAAGCCCCTGACCCATCAGCGTTACTTATCGTAACGATAAAATTTACCTATTCATCTGAAGTGTAGGCACAGGCATACCACCTTCAGTTGGCACATAGATGGTTACATTACCATTCTTGCTACCATCTTCCAAACCAGTGATATACAGATATTGCAGATACTCACGATTATCTTTCAGCGAATCACCGATGATCTGGTTTGCTTTAGCAACACCAGTAGCACGAATAATCTCAGCATCAGCTAGTTGTTGTGCAGAATCTTTCTTTGCTTGTGCTTCAAGCACTGCTACCTGGCGAGTGTATTCTGCTTTCTGAAGCTCTGCTTTACCAGCAAGAGATTGTTGCCACACGTTGTATTGAGGTCCACCAATAAAGATGAGACTACCAAGTGCAAACACAACACAAACTACACCAATTGCAGCAGGTTCAATATATCCGTTTTGTTGTTTCATAATTTGTTTTAGTAATTAACAGGCAAGGGCACCAGAAGGAATCTCCACAACTTCAGGCATTTTAGTGCCCCACTGGTGACGGTCATAGCACACCCATTCACCTTTCAGAGTGTAGATGTAGGCATACTCTTCACCCTCAGCAAGATACTCATATTTGTTAGCATCAAGACGAGGAGGACAATTCTCTCCACGAGCAGAATAATATTCTGGTTCGTTGCTTTCATTCCAGCAGGTGCTCATATCACCACCATCAATCAACTCAGCAACTTTATCACGAGTGTTGTAGTGAGTCTTCAGAATGCGACCTAACCATTCGGGATAACCATCCCAGTGATGATACACCGAGAGCACAGACTCATCAGCGAGTTGAATACCAATGCGAGAGCGAGTTGCCATGATTAACGATAGATTGCTTTGAAGAAGAATACAATGCCACCAACTAATAGAATGAAAGTGGCGAGAAGAGAAAGATTAACAATATCCATCAGTAATGTGCTTCGGAGTAATCAAGCATTTCGCTATATTTGGCAATACCATTGTAGCATTTTGCTACCATCTGGTCATCACCGTCAGCGATGTAACCTTTGAGAAACTCAAAGCAGTATTTGATACGCAACTCGGGTGCAATAGCAGCGAGTTGCTGTTGCTTACGCTCTTGATAGTTTGCGTTGTAAGCAAACATCTCACGGTCAACGAAGGAGGTGGTGTAGTAGGGATGCACTGGGCGTCTCTCGATTACCTTGTAATTATAGGGCAACTGGCGGCGCTTCGGCAGTCTGCTGTGCCACTTTCACAACTGGCACAGGAGCAGGCGACCCAGTTTCTTTGTTATAGGTGTTGCCAAAGATTTTAACGGTCTTGGGTTGTTTTTTGTGCGACATGATTAGAATTTAACGTTGACGCCCATTACTTTAGCTTTAGGATTACGCGCTAGGGCAGTTTCACGCGCATCTTGTGGGTTGGTAGCTTGTACTTCTTCGTTGAAGACTTTGCCACCAACGTAGAGTTTAACAACGTAAGTCATTTGCGAAGAGGAGAGTTGTAGTAACGACGGAAAGCAGTAACAACAATAAGCAGCGTCGAAGCAACACCAACCAAACCAAGGAAGGTAACAGCATTACCGTTGAAAGTGTAAGTGTCAGGAGTCATAATCAGAGATCGATGTGGTTTTTGACGTTGAGAGTAGCAGCAATACGCTTGATTACTTCTTTAGCGTATTCACGCTTTTCATCAGTATAATCACCGTAAGTAGAGTTAGCAGTGTCTGCAAAATCAGACAACAAATAATCTACAATGTCCCACTTAACTTCGCGGGCATCGGCGTGGTGCATTGGGCATCCCTCGATTACCTATGTAATATAGGGCATCAGTCGCCCAAAGTCAAGCGTCCTTTTGATTTGCTTTTCTTATTAGTCTTGGGTGCCTTGGATAATTTCTCCTTATCTTTCTTTTGTTGCTCCCTAATATACTCTACTGCCTCGGCAGCAGAGTCTACATCTGCGATTTGAAATCCATTGTGGATGATAACATATCTATCACCCCATGGCACAGCAGCGTATCCGTCTTTAGTAATCATTCTAGGAAATTAGTAATCTTAGCATTGAGTGTCTTCAATCGTGACTGACAAAGACCATAGTATTCCTCATCAATCTCAAATCCAATATAGTTGCGATTCTCTGCGATTGCCATTGCTGCAGTAGTGCCACTGCCCATGAATGGGTCGATAACCAAATCACCAGGATTGCTCCAGGTAATGATATGTCCACGGGCTAATTCTTCTGGCATGGTAGCAGGATGCTTGTATGCTTCCTTACTTGACTGACCGAATCCACCAGAGTTAATAATACGCCAGATATTAGTGCGAGCACCAAACTCTCTGATTTCTTTACTCTTCTTGCCAGCATCTTCTAACTCACCAGTTTTCTTTCGTGCCTTAGCATTGCCCCAGGAAGAGATACCTGCCCACTTATTCTTCTTGTCCATGATGATATTCACGGTCTTGGGCTTACCTTTGGACAGAATAAAGCAATACTCAAATGCTTGTGAGTAACGCACACTATGGGGACCAGCAGCAAACGCAATACCAGACTTCTCGTAAATCATAGTGTCATGCAGACGCAATCCACACTCTTCCATAAAATACAGTGCCTGACGGAAACTGCTGCCAGATTCACCACCATTGATGGTGGCATCATTCACATTCCACATAATAACACCGCCAGGTTTCAGCACACGGGTGAGAGCCTTTGCAACGTCCTTGAAGACGTTGAAATCCCATTTGCTGCTGTCGTTATATGTGCGAAGGTCATCGTATGGTGGCGATGTCACACACAGGTCAACAGATTCTGCATCCATGGCATTCATGCCGTCGATACAGTTTTGATTGTAAACAGTGTTAGTTTCAAGCATTGATAGATTTGATAGTTTTGTATACAATATTGAGCAGTTTAGATCCTTTGCGGAGATCACCATAATAGCACACAAGCTGATCGATGTCATCATTACCTGCAGTCAAACCAGAAAATCCATTATTGTTTTTACCGCTAGTAGTAACAGTATCAGACCACTTTGTGTCTTCACTGACACACTTCCCCATGTCAAGATGTCCTACCCAAAGATCAGTAAACTTATTTCCTTCCATAACAAATTGGATAGAAATAATATCATCAACTTTTACTTTAGAGTGATTATTGCCAGTAGCAATCTGAGAATTAGATTTACTTTGACCAATTTTCAACTCAACTAAAACACCGTTAATAATAGCGTCATATCCATCAACTTCTTCGGCAACAAAGTTGAGACCAAGTTTCTGACATTGGTATGTCAATTCAGGATAAAACCATGGTGCAAGATACTTAGATTTTTCGGCAGTCTGCTCAACCCAAACATACATGTTACTCATTTCAGTAACTTTTTTCTTGGTTGTTTTGTCTTTATATGTAACTTGTACTTCGTCTTCCGAATAGAAGACTTCTGTATTACGCTTCTTTTTGCTATATGATGCAAAAGTTTGCAGGGGAATATATTTTTTCTTGTTTGGATAAACATCCGTCAATGTTTTCCACTTGCCGCGAGACTTGCGAGGAATTTCTTCGTTAAGATTTTCGGTAGTTTGAGCAAGAGTCAGCATAACAGCAATAACGAATTTGTCTTGCTCAAGTTTGGTGGGAAAAATCTTGTCGAGAGTCATGGCGAAAATTGATTACAGGGTCACTGTAGCACAAAAAAAGAGGGCTGTCAAGCCCTCTCCATAAGAAATTCGATGCTGGCGACCCGCGCCTTCAACTCTCGCATTTCTTCTTTAAGATAATCGTAGTCATTCATCAAGTAACCACGCTGTAGAGATTCATCAATGAATTTATTACGATAGTAGTTTAATTCATCGTCAGTTTCAACAAATAGATTCTGCAACTCTTCATATTTAACTTTCAACTCTTCAAAGTTTTTACGCCAAGAGTCTGCTTCTGCTTTGTATGTCATTGCATCCATTTCAGCATCAGTATACTGAGCATGATACTTCAAATCGTGGACATTACTCTGCATTTTCTTGTGCCTCATGATGTTTGATGAATTCTTCTAATGCTTTGGTAACGTAAGCATTAAGCTCTGCTTCATTCATTTCATTGAAGATAGCATACCGTGGGTCATTTGGATCCCATTCAATAGCAAGTGTGCCGTCATCATTCTCAGTAACTTTTAGAGAATCTTCACTAGTATACGTCATTTGACTCCTCCCAATCTTTGGGTTTCATAGTGTAATTTATCAACGCATCAATTTGTGCTTGGAGACGATTCTCCATCTCATAGAGTGCGTTGGTTGTTTCAGTGTTTTCATCTTCAAGGATTTTAACACGATTCTCCATGTAAAGCAAGCGTTCTTTGTCAGACATTTCGGATAATCCCATTTCCTTTTCCTTGCAAAGATTTCGCTAAAAGATATGTATAATACTCCATGTATTTGGCGTCAAATGCAGTGACAGAACCACATCTACGAATGCAATCACGCATTTCTGTGAGTTCTTTCCATTCTTGGTCTGTCATAGTCTTTTTGGCGATTACCATAGTAATTTATCAGGGTTTCCACACAAATGGGGATTTCTTAATATTCTGTTTTTGTTTGTGAAATAAAACTTTACAATTATATGATTCCCATTATTTTTAAATATCTGCGATATGCAGCATATCTACCAAGTTTGGGTTGGTCTTTAACTCCCAACTGATGACAGATCTCACAATACATTAAAAACTCATACCATGGCGTAGTTGGGTCTAGCACATGGTATGGGTATTCTTTAGAGTTTTCCACCTACAGTTCCCTCGTATGTTGTGGTAGCAACCCAGCCTTCTTGGCATCCTTTAAGGTAAAATCTGGTTGCATCAATACAAGATTGTCTGTGTAATGAGGTGACGAGTTCTTTACCGTCTTTCGCAAAACTCCTGAAAGTTTTCCAGCGAGTTTCTTCAACACGGAACGCATCATCGAACCATTCATGCTCAGCTATTTCGGGGTGCTCGTTTGGGTGGTTCATTCAAACTCTCCAGTGTAATTTTTGATTGTGCCTGAGCGATATACGCCCTCAATTCGGGTGTCTCTGCCCACTCCCAGATTGTGCCATCCTTCTGGGTATAGGATTTCGGAATTGTTTGGAGTTTCATAGATTTCTACCTCAACTTTAATTTCTCGGTCATTCCAGTGTCTCATCACCCCCGCCACAATAAAGACGTTGGTGATGAGATATGTAGCAAAGATAAAGGTGCGAATGATGGCAACTTTATCTGATTCTTTATCGCAATCGCTTGCTTTTTGCCCCAGTGACTTCGCCCACCAGCGCCACATCATTCGTAAATGCTTCATACTGTGTTACTTTGTATCGTGTGATATGTTTGATGTAATGATCTTCGCATTGAAACCAACAGATTCGTTTTACGTCTCTGTCTTGGTATTCAAGGCGAATAGGAAATCCACCATGAGGAAACTTATCGGGGTCGTTACTAAGTTTAAGACTACATCCCCGTTGGATATTTGTAGTGGTCTTGGTATCCTTCTTTTGTTTCGTTAGTTTCCCCCAGTTTTGATCCGTTTCCGCTTTGGCGGTAGCACGGGTGCTCTTGGCAGGCTTCGTAGCAGGCATCGTAGAAACTTTTTTCGGCATAACCACATCCTAACATGAAAGATTTAAAAATGTCAAGCAACTCGTGTGTGTTAAGGTCATCACACTTTGTTGAGATTGTCAGTGTCTTGGCTGGGTAGCGTTCACCCAGACACACCAGTTCATCGTTTTTGTATGTAAAAGTTGTTGTACTCATCGTCCTGTCACATCAGTATAGTCTTGTAGTATACCATACTTGAAGTGTAAACGCAAGCGGGGCCAGTCTTCCCATTTGCCTTTCCAGTTGGCAGGATAGACTTCAACATACTTTGTAATCATACATGGTTGATACTTGCCATGCACACCAGTTGGTATCCATTCATGGTTGAGAAACTTTCTGGCTGGGTCATACTTTGGATGACCCTCTTCGTATATTTCCAGTGTGCTACATCCAATATAGCTTGGATACCACAAAAGACCATTGGGATCTAACCAATAGTCAGTCATTGTGCCACCAATACCTTCTTCAATGTCTTTCGTGTGTAAAACAACGTCAGTAAACTGCTCTCCTAAGTCATACGACGAGCGCAGATAATCAAACATCCCCAAAGCAATCACCTCCTGTGAGTTTTTGTTATCATACCACGACTCCACTCAGAGCCAGGGCATTCTTCACAATGCTTATTTATTTTTCCGTTATTCCACCACTTCCTGTTTTTCATTTGCTTCAATGTTTCTTCATCATGTTTTTTGCCTTTGAAACCATATGCGCCTGGCCTGCCTTTATGAGATTCACTCATTTTTGCTCGCCATTCATCATCTATAACTCTACCCTTGAGGGATTTACTCATTTTATTGCGAGTTTCTTGTGAAGGGTTTACACCATATAAAGGATGATTTTCTCCCCTCACTGCTTCACTTATTTTTCTTTTTGTTTCTTCACTATGGTAACATCCTGTCTTGCCTTCGCCACCATCAGTTTTGTTGCGAAGAATACCAGTGCCTAAATCTATTCTGCCAAAGACAGCAATCATATAGATTTCGTGCTTAAATGCTTCTTCTTCTGTTAGATTATTTTTGAGTATTATAATACGTGTTTTATCTGTTGGTGGATTTACTCCATCTACACGCTTTTTGTAAGCTCTATCTTTTTTGCCCTTACCAATATAGTAAGGTGTGCCATCTTCACGCAAGTATGCGTAAGTATAGTATTCCATCTGCTCTGTTTGTTGGGGTCGCAATACTATTTATAAGGGGAAGCATTTCTACTTCCCCCACCTGAAAAGTGCGACCCAAACAGGCATAGTTATTTAGCATGTTTTGCTACAGTTGCTTGCCAGAAGTCAGAAGTCATATCTTGTGACCCTGCCATTTTAGCAACAATGTTGCCATCAGTCAACGCCACAAGCGTTGGTGTAGCTTCAACACCACATTTCATAGCAAACTCAGACCACACACCATTCTCTTTGGCATTGGTGATGGTGACAACATTCTCCCATCCTTCTACTTTCTTCAGTTGTGTTTCTGCATACATGCAAGGTCTACAACCTTCCTGCACGAATAAGTGAATCTCGGTCATGTCGTTGTCATTCCGTTGAAACTATCTATAAAGGTTTTCCATCCTTCATCCAGTTGTTTCTCCGCCCAACCCCATGCACCGTGCTCCATACCATCAATCTGAGCACAATCAATCTCACCTTTGATTAGGTCACGCAACATTTCTGCTTGCTCTTTAGTCATTCTGATTGCTCCCAAAGTTTTTCTCTCATCATTCTAACACATTTATCCCACTGCATCGTAGCATATGAAGGTCGTGGGTCTTCCTTTGGCAACCATCGCTCCACTGCTTCTACAATCTCATCACACATGTCAATAGAGTATCCCAACTCATGTCTCATGATATTCCACAGCGATGGTGGGCGATTGTTAAACTTTTCAAGTAATTTGTCGAGATCAGTCATAGATTCTAGGTTGCTGTGGGTCTTTTCTCCATTGTCTTATAAAACACAAATGTGGTTCTGTTTTATGATCCATCTCTGCCATCCAGTGAATACCATCCTCATCAATGGCATCAATGTAATGGATTCGTGTCTTAGGATCAATCACACGGGTGATTGTAGTAAACTTTACTTCTCTCATAGTTCGTCCAATTCATCAGCAATTTTATACAACAAATCTACATCTGGGTCGTGATAGATTTCTTCAGCAACAGCACGAATAGCAGCAGCAACTCCATCCTTCGGAAAGTTGTAAGTATCCTCTGCTTCATATGCTCTCATAATCTTTTGTGCTCGTTCAGTCATACTTTCCTCC